CGTTCCACACAAACGTGGTCATGGTATTATTAGCCGTCTTCACTCATACAATATTCCTGGAACAGATCTTTGTATAGTTTATATTCCTGGATGTGGGACTTGGCGAGATGTTACGAAGTTCTTACCAGATTCTAAGATGGGTGATGCACATGCGACTATGATATATAGACGCAGTGATGGCTCTATTGTAAAGTATAGTACTTACATGAGGAAGTCTGATAAAGTTAAAGTTAAAAATATAGAGTATTCTGGACATACATATGTTTTGCCAGAAGATACTTTTTGTGGACTTTGTATTGGAACTTTAGTGTCAGACACCAAGCCATCTTTAATTTCTGGTTTTCATTTAGCCGGAAATGGCAAGCATGGTGCATCAGGTTTTTTGACCAAGAATATGGTCAATACTGCTTGTACTGAACTTAGTAAAGTTAGCTCCATTTTATTACCACATAGTGATGGAAATTTTCCAGAAAAACAGTGTGGTGTTAAACTATTGGACAGTACTTCTGTGCACCCAAAATCGTGTGTTAATTATATTCCAGTAGATGGAGTTTTTAACGTTTACGGTTCTTGCCCTGGCAGGTCTACATATAGGTCAGAAGTGGTTAAATTACCAATATCGAAAGATGTTACGGAAATTTGTGGAGTACCTTGTCTTTGGGGAAAACCCAAGATGCACCCATGGAAACCGTTCTTTGCTAATTTACAGAATACTTCAAACCCTTCTTTCGGATTTCCTGCCCAAGCTTTAGAGTGGGCAGTCAACGATTGGTTAGAACCAATGTTGAAATTAGTTAAACAGAAGCCTTGGAATAAATCCGTTAGGCCTCTGACCGAAATTGAAACCGTTAGTGGTATCGATGGACAGCGTTTTATGAATGCTATGGTTAGTAGCACGTCTATCGGTGTACCTTTGAGTGGACCTAAAAAGAATCATATGATTGCATTGAATCCTGATGACCATCCAGGACATGCATGCCCTATGGTTCTTGACGAAACAATAATGACTGAGGTAGCTCGATTGAAAGCAGCATATCTGAAGGGAGAGCGTGGATATTTTATATTGAAAGCATCTCCTAAAGATGAAGCCACAAAATTGGACAAGGATAAAGTCCGAATTTTCTTCGGTTGTCCTGGTGCTGCATTGTATATATTGAGACAATACTTACTCAGTATTATTCGTTTCATTTGTTGTAATCCGCTAGTTGCAGAGTGTGCTGTTGGTATTAATTCGCATGGTCCTGAATGGGATCAATTGGCGAAGCATGTTACTAAATACGGCAAAGATCGCATCTTAGCGGGCGACTATAAGGCATATGATACACGTATGTCTGCTCAGTTAACTTTGGCTACTTATAATATGTATGTCAAAATAGCTGAAGCATCTGGTAACTACACCCAAGATGATATTACTATATTGAAGGGTGCTATTACTGATTCGTGTTATCCTTTCATTTCTTTTAACGGAGATTTGATTTCTTTGCATGATTTGCATATTTCTGGTACATGCATTACTGCTGTTGCCGGTAGTGGTGCAAATTCTTTAATGCAAAGGTGTGCCTATTATACCGTCACAAAAAAGGAAAATAAGAAGTTGGAGAAATTCCGTGATATTGCTTCTATTCAGACTTTCGGAGATGACACAGAAGGAAGTGTTGCCGAGAGAGCTGAACATTTTAATTTCATTTCACTTCAAAATTTTCTTGCTGAATCTGGTATTGAGTTTACTATGCCCGATAAGAAATCGGCTCCTAAAAAGTTTTTACACATCGACGAGACAGATTTCCTTAAGAGGAGAAATGTCTATTGTGAGGAGTTAGATCAAATTATGGGTGCATTGGATAAACAGTCTATTTTTAAGTCGTTACATTGTGTTTTGAAGAGTAAGCATGTTACTACTTTACAACAATCACAAATGAATATCGACGGTGCTTTGAGAGAAATCTTTTTACATGGTAAAGATGAGTATGAAACTCTTCGAGCACAATTGAAGGAAGTAGCTGCCAGAAACAATGTGCACGGTTGTCTTATGTTAGATGTTACTTATGAGGATCATATGCAAAAATACAAAGAGAAGTATTATGGTGCAGAATCTGAAGAAACAGAAGTCGAAGAAATCTTTGATTTCACTTTTCAATCCGGTGTAGAACGCTATCTATCTCCTAAAGAGTACTCCCGCTCACGTTATGTGGCCAAGAGAGCCACACAGTGGGAGTCTGATAGGAAAAAAGGAAGCGTCTACGAATATGAGGATGAAACAGTTAAAGTTATTCGGAGACACCATGCTTCCAATTCCATTAAAGGATTGGAAGAATTACCTAACTTTTTTGCTATGAAAAAGACTCAGCGCATGTCTAACTATTTTGACTTATTGAAGATAATGCCACACAAGCCCTGCTTTTACGAAACTGAAATGGTAGGGTCCAATGGAGAACAATTAGGTGATATTGACCTTGGTTTTTTCGTTGGCGGTGACAGAGAATTTGTCGTTTTTGAAATGAAGAAGTCCTATCACAAAGGCTGTTCTGCAAGAAGTCGTCGGCAAGTTGAAGCTATGGTGAGTTATTTGTCCCAGCAAAATAAGAGTGCTGTTTTTCACGGCTTTCTTGTGCGAGGTACAAAAATTCATCATGTAGTTTCATCTCGCGAGCCTTGTAAGAAAGTACGTAAGTTAGAGCTATTTCTCCGTTGTTATTCGGGAGTGATATTAGCCTAATTTACTTTCTTGGCTCAGACCTGGCGAGGTCTTTAAACATACGCCTTTTGACCTGGCGAGGTCATTAAATATACGCTTTCCCTTGGCATTGGGTGTACAATGCCACCTCGCCCCATTTGATTACGATAGAGTAAAAATGATTTGTCTGTATTACTTTGGACTCTAGCGCTGTGGGGTGTGTATATTATTGCACATAAACAGACGTCCTTTGGAGAGTGAGTTGCTCCATTGGTACTAATACTAACTTACTGATAATTTAAATGATAAAAACATAAATATTTCTATGGCGGATGGACAATTGAAAGAACAAAATGTATCTTTTAACGATCAATCTGCTGGATACAAGTATGAACTTACTTCAACTATTGATAGTACTCGTACAAATACTGACGCCAATGATGTGGATTTAGGCAATTTTTTTGAAAGGCCTTTGAAAATTGCGTCTTATGAATGGTCTACTACAATTACTTTTTTCGAAACTTTTAATCCTTGGACTCTATTTTTAGAGAATCCGAGAGTTGCAAATAGGATTAGTAATTATAAGCTATTGAAAGGTAAATTGCACGTTAAGTTTATGATAAACGGTAATGCATTCTATTACGGAAGATTATTGGCTAGTTATCAGCCAAGACATTTGTCTGATGATCTTACTGTAAATAGAGCCTTGATATATGCTGACAATGTAGAGGCTAGTCAGAGACCACATATTTTTATAGATCCATGTACCAATCAGGCGGGAGAAATTACATGTCCATTTCTTTGTGACACTGATGCTCTCAATATCCCTAATGGGGATTGGCGAGCCATGGGTGAAATGTCACTTCGAGAATTAACTCAATTGAGACATGCAAATGGTGCAACAGAACCCATTACCATTACTGTTATGGCTTGGATGTCTGAAGTCACCTTATCTGCTCCCACTGCTGCTAATTCTGCTGGTCTTACTGCACAAATTGGATTTGAACCACAAAGTGGTTTTGAGTTTCAAAGTGGTAAGAGTAAGAAAAATCGACTTACCAAAACCACAAACATGCAGAACAAGAATGATAGCAAATTGGCGAAACAGGATGAGTATGGTTCGGGCCCGGTTTCAGGCCCTGCTGCGACGGTTGCGAGAATCGCTGGAATGCTTGAGGAAGCACCTATTATTGGTCCTTACGCCAAAGCGACTCAAATTGCTGCTCGCGGTATCTCAAATATTGCTAAATTGTTTGGCTATTCTAGACCTCCTACTTTAGCACCTGAAATGAAAACTCAACACAGGCCTTTTACTGGACTGGCTTTAACTAATACTCCAGATGAGACTGAGAAGTTATCTTTCGATGCAAAACAGGAATTGACCGTCGACGGAACGGTTGTAGGTTTAGATAATACTGATGAAATGCTCATTAGTAGTATTGCCACTAGAGAGTCTTTTTTGACTACAACCACTTGGGAAACTACTGATTTGGTTGATCAAATTCTTTTTAGTTCGGCTGTTACGCCATGTCAAAAATTGCAATACGGAGGTGTTCCAATAGAGTACCATCAAACAGCA